GGCGTTTGATAATCCGGACAAAGTAAAGCCTATTCATTATGCAATTTATTTTTTTGCTATTGAACACTGCAATCGTTTAGGTTGGAAAGATAAATTTGGACTTCCTTCTCAAATGGTTATGGAAGCAATAGGTGTAAAAAATTGGAGAACTTACTCGGCAGGATTAAATGAATTAGTAGAATTTGGATTCGTAGAAATGGTTGAAATTAGTAAAAATCAATACTCTTCAAATATAATTGCTATTGTAAAAAATACAAAAGCATCTACCAAAGCATTAGACAAAGCACTGCAAAAGCACAGTACAAAGCACAGTCAAAGCACTGTTAGTATAAATAAACAAGTAACAATTAAACAAGAAACAATAGAACAACGCAAATTAAAATTTGCTGATTCTCTAAAAGAATTTGTAGATGTTTATAGTAGAGATATGCTTAACGACTTTTATTCGTATTGGACTGAAGAAACGCAAGATAAAATTCCTAAACTTAAATTCGAGTTACAAAAAACTTGGAGTTATTCTCGTAGATTAGCACAATGGAAACGAAACGAAGTTAAGTTTAATCCTAAACAAATTGACTTTAATGAACAACCTAATAAATTTTCTTGGCAATGATTGAAGGATTCAAAATAGCAGAACAAGGTGACGTAGTAGAAACCTTATACAAACATCGTGACAACTATCACGTAAAGGGTAAGTATTTAGGATTTGAGGAATTACATAGATTTTATTCAATGAGTTTAGGTAATTGTACTGATTGGACTGGATACCCACAAAGTGGTAAAACTCAATTCTTAATGGAATGCTTAGTTAATACTTCTAAGTTTTACGGATGGAAACATTTGGTTTATTTTCCTGACGTAGGTAATACAACTGAAATAGTTGCAGACTTAATCCAAAAAAAGACGGGTAAGAGTTTTGACCCTAATGCGAGAAATGTTATTAGTGACTTAGAAATAACTATGGCTATGGAATGGGTTTTAAGACATTTTAACATTATAACACGAAAGGAAACAAAAGGTAAAATAACACCTAAAGACTTTTGGGAATGGGCGGTGAAACTAAAAAAAGACGAAGAACTACACACGGCTTCAATAGATAGTTGGAAAGACCTAAGCCACGATTACGAAAAGTATGGAGGTTATGCGCAGTATTTGGAATATGTTTTACCTTTAAGGAATTATATGGCTGAAGAAAACAATCTACATTTTCACACTATAATCCATCCTAAATTAACCGAGAAGGAAAACGGAAAAAGAAACGCTCCTACTCCATTTGATTTAAAAGGTGGTAGTGAATGGTTTAATTCAGGAAAATGTATGATAACAGTACATCGTGAAAACCCTGAATACAATGAAGCGCAAATATATTTCAATAAAATAAAACCACGTTCGAATGGTGAAATAGGTAAAATGCTTATAAAATTTGATAAAGAAACTTTGAATTACTATTTAGATAGGCAAGATGGTTACCAGTTTGTTAAAGAATTTGCTTCAGAACAATTACAAACACCACCTAAACCACCTACTCAAACACGAATTACAGAAACTGACGGATTAATGTCAACAAGTGAAAAACTAAAACTAAAAAATAACTTACCCTTTTAACTATGGAAGATTTAATACTACTAAAAACAAGTGTTCAAATAGGAGCATTACACGCTAAGATAAGCCTATCATTAGACGAAATAAAACAAAACCACCCTAATAGAAAAGACTTAATAGACTCTATGTCACAAAGTTTAAAAGACGTTAAAGAGATACATCGTGTTTTCTTAGACTTAGAAAACGAATACCGGATCGCTAATAAAAGTTTATTTAGGTTAGAACTTATAAACCTTGACTTAAAAAATCAGGTTATAGACTTAAAAAAGCAAATTAATTTTAAAGATATAACCTTATAAAATGAGATGCCGTAACTGCAAAGAGAAGTTTGAACCTGTGCGCTTCAATCAAAAGTACTGTTTCAATAAAATGTGTGTTGATGCGTGGGTACAAGAAGCAAAGGTTAAGGATTGGAAAAAGACGAAAGCTAAAATGAAAGCTGAACTTATGACCCTACAAGACTACATTAAATTAGCACAAATAACCTTTAACAAATACATAAGACTACGAGATAAAGGAAACGTCTGCATAAGCTGTCAAAAAATACCAAAAAAAGAGAATGCTGGGCATTTCTATAACGCAAACAATCACTATAATGTAAGGTTTGACGAAAACAACGTACACCTTCAATGCGAACATTGCAATACCTTTCTGTCAGGTAATTTAATTAATTATCGTGAAAACCTCTTAAAAAAGATAGGGGCAGAGGAATTTAATGTATTAGAAGGTAAATCTAAAGTAACACGAAAGTTCACAAAGGAAGAACTAAAAGAAATAATCGAAACCTATAAAAAAAAGATAAAAGAATATGAAGGAAAGTGAGTTATTCGATTTCTTAAAACAAAATTACATTGAAGACCTGACACTTTCAGAAGATAAGTTTAGTAGATGGGACTGCACAAGCGAAAGGTATAAATACCGAATAGAACTTAAATGCAGAAACAAACATTATAACGAACTAATTTTAGAGAAGGATAAGTATTTCGCTATGATAAATTCTTATATAAACACGAATTATAGACCATTATACATTAATTCAACACCTAATGGAATATTTGTCTTTGACTTATCTAAAATAACAACCAGTTGGATAACCGATAATAGAATGCCAAAGACTACCGAGTTCGAACAAAACGATAGAGTAGAAAAGACCTACGCATTAATTTCAATACTTGAAGCAAAAAAAATCAAATAAATAGATTGTAATATAAAAATAATACTTATATTTGCTTATAATTTTAATTTAACACCTATGAAAAATTTGTTTAAATCGTTGGCTACGTTCCAACAAGAAGTCCCAGTAATTCACAAGGCAACACAAGGTTATGGCTATTCATACGCTGACTTACCGAAAATCTTTGAAGTGATTAATCCGTTACTACAAAAACACGGATTAGGATTCACACAAACCCTAAACACTAAAGAAGGAGTTACTTACCTATGTACGACAGTTTTCCACGTAGAAAGTGGAGAGTGTCTGGACTCTATGGTAGAAATTCCTAACGTAGCGTTAAAAGGAATGAACGACTATCAGTCTTTTGGTAGTGGTGTAACGTACTATCGTAGATACGCTTTGTCTTCAGCTTTAGGTTTAGTTACGGACAAAGACACCGACGCAAGTGGTGAACAAGTAAAAGACGAACCAACACCAAAGAAAAAGGCTAAAATAGATGCTACACGTTTTAATAAAGCTATCGAAGCTATTAAGAACGGAGAATACGAAATAGAAAAGTTAATTGAAACTTTCGACTTAGATGCATCACAACTTAAACAAATCACTGAGTTATGAAAATTAGAGCATCACAAATAGGTAAACTTATGGCTACTCCCCGCGCAAAAGGGGAGAGCCTATCGCAAACAGCTAAAACTTATATTCAGGAATTAGTATTAGAACACAAATACGGGATCAAAAAAGAGTTTTGGAGTAGATACACGGACAAAGGAAACCAAGTAGAAGACGAAGCTATTAGTTTTGTCAATGATGTTTTAAACTTAGGTTTTATTTACAAGAATGAAGAACGCTTTGAAAATGACTTTATAAGCGGTGTTCCCGACGTAAACACGAATGAAATACTTTTAGACGTAAAATCTTCTTGGGATGCTACAACGTTTCCGTTCTTTGAAACTGAAATACCTAACAAAGACTACTACTATCAATTACAAGGTTATATGTGGTTAACGGGTAAAACTGAATCGTTATTATGTTACTGCTTAATGAATACACCTTTCGACATCGTAGAAGACGAAGTTAGAAGAGAACATTGGAAGCAACACAAGATAGACGAAGACTTAGACATCCGTGATTTTGTACAAAAGAAGCATAACTTCGACCACATACCTAACGAAAGACGAATCAAAGTATTTAAAGTAGAGCGTGACGAAACAGTAATATGGCAAATACAAGAAAAGATAGAGTTAGCACGAGATTACTATAACAACTTATTTAATACGATATGAAACAAACAGCAGTAGAAAAAATGATTCAATACTTTATTAAGCAAAAAAACAATGGTGCTTCTCATTGGTGTATAGATGATTTGATAGCTCAATTACACCAAGCCAAAGAAATGGAGAAAGAGCAAATAAAAAGTGCATTTACACAAGGTGATTTATTTGCAGAAGATTACTTTAATCCTGAAAAATCTAACATCGATTGTTCAGAAAATTACTACAACAAAACCTTTAAATCAGAATAAGATGGAAAACGACTTTTTGATATTACCTCTTTTATTTTACTCAAAAAATAATGATGGTACAAAATCAATAACCTTTGGGTGGTTTAAGAAAACTTGGACATTAAAATTTTAACCTTTAAATCAGAATAAGATGAAAAAAGATGAAATAGTGGAATCAGTAATAAACGAATTTAGAGCGCGTTCAGAGCGTGGAATAAAGAAATATGGAACTACACTACAAGAAAACGAATTAAGTCATTTAGAATGGCTAAAACACCTACAGGAAGAACTTATGGATGCAGTTCTATATTTAGAAAAAGTAAAACAAATAAATAAATAAAAATGGAAACACAAGAAAAAAAAAGAGCAGAGTTTGAAGAATTAGTAAGACCTGTTATGAAATGGATGTCAGAAAATTTACACCCACATACTAAAATAATAATAGAGTCTAATTCGGCAGAATTATTAGAGGGTGATATGGCAGTTAGTACAAATGAATATTTAATAGATTAAAAAAATGGAAACAAAACAAAACACAGGAGCAATCTTCAAAAACGAGAAAAAGGCGGACACGCACCCAGACTACAAAGGAACTATTAACGTAGATGGTCAAGACAAAGAGATAGCGTTATGGGTTAAGCAAAGCGCAAAAGGAACAACTTACTTTTCGGTAAAGATTTCAGAGCCTTACAAAAAGGCGGAAGAACCTACGCAAGGTAAATGGCTTAAACCCGAACAATTAATAAACAAAGACCTTCCCTTTTAGTTATGTACATTGACGATTACACTCTACGAAGGTTACTTCAGGAGTTACTACGTAGAAAAACACGAAACCAAATAGTACAAGAAAT